GCCTAGTTATATCGAGGTCGCGAAGGAATGCCGCGCAGACGACGATCACCATGAGCTTACCTATCTCGGCGAGCGGCTGGGCGTCTACATCACCGGCGATGAGTTCATGACTAAGGGTAGTGGTCGTGGGTGATAACCGGATAAGCATGGGATTTAGAATGCAGGCGAGACGTGCTGCAGCGCGGGCTGGTGACACGCCTGCTGCTGTGGTTACGGAAAATCCTGAGCAAGCAAGGTTCCCTATTCTAGACGACTGACGACCCTGACGTAACCCTTTTGGTAGGAGGTTTGCGCCGTGCTTTACGACTACGTTGTCCACCCGCTCGAACTTTACGGCATTGCGGCGGCGATATTCGCGGCCGGGTTTCTCTCGGCAGCCCTTTTCACCGGCACAAAATGAACCCAGTCCGCACCGGCCTGTTATCCTCCCTCATCAGGTCCCCGTGCGTTGACGCGCGCCATCTCCGTGGCCGCGCTTACTGTGGCTCGGTGCCGACCCCCCTCGGTGCCGAGCCACTTTTTTATTTCGCGAAATTATGGCGATTTTTAGGAAAAACGGTGCGCATTTGTGATTTCTTGCGCAAATCAGGCGCCACCAACGTTGGCGTTGAGCATGGCAAGAAGCACCCGCGAATTATCTACATGTGGCACGGGCGCCAGAGCTTTTATGTGATCCCCGGAACGCCCGGCGATTCATTGCGGGGCCACAAACAAGCGATCTCCGATCTGCGGCACATCCTTGGGATCGTGAAGCCGGTCAAGCGCATCGGCGCGAAACGTGCCCGTGCTCCCGTCAAGAAATCGCCCGGCCCTTCTGCCGAATGCCCCTTGCTTACCACCATCCCCGATTGGCACGACCATCTCGTGGCACGCATGCAACCTGAGATGTTGGCGACGTTGGCTGACATCGCATGGCGGCAATTCTGGCGCGACTGCATGAAAAAGGCCGGAGGAGTCAGTCTGCTATGACCGAACAACAAGCCGCCCCGCACGTCCCGCGCCCTCTCCCGCCAATCTGGGAAGCCGTGCGCATCCGCTTGCGCGAGGAGCTTGCCGCCATTGACCGAAGCGCCCAAGCCCGCGCAGGAGCCCGTGGCATGATCCCCGCACGCAAGACCCGCTGGCTTGACTGGGGCATCTTCGCCGCTGGCGTTCTCGCCTATAGCTATCTCATTTGCTACTTTGCCGCATGGCTGGCGCAGCCGTGACCCAGCCAAGCCTCCTCGACTGGCAACCACCCGAGCCCCCCGACATCAAGGGCTCTACCTTCAGCCAGGAGCGCGACGGCAAGCGCCTCAACGCGCAATGTCTCCGGGTCTTCCGTGTCTTCGCTGACGGCAAGAAGCGCGCCCTGCACGAGATAGCTGCGCTCTCCGGCGATCCTGAAGCCTCGATCTCGGCTCGGATTCGCGATCTTCGCCGGTTCGGCTTCGACATGCGCAAGGAGCACATCACAAACGGCCTCTGGATGTACTGGATGGTGGTCACGTGATTACCGGGATGAGCCCCGATTACGAGAATTTCCTTCAACGCAAATCCGTTCTTGCGCCGCTGCGCGGGCTTGATGCGTCGCCGCGCATTGCTGACCATCTTTTCCCGTTCCAACGGCATTGCGTGGAGTTTGCCCTAAAAGTTGGAACATCGGGGCTATTTCTCGATACTGGCCTCGGTAAGACGGAGTGCGAGCTTGAATGGTGCCACCATGCGATGGCGGCAACTAATGGAATGTCCCTAATTCTCACGCCCCTTGCGGTTGCCCAGCAATTCCGGCGACGCGCGGAGAAGTGGGGGTATGAAGCCCGCGTTATTCGCGAGCAATCCGAAGCACGCCACGGCATCAACATTTGCAATTACGATCGATTGGATAAAATCGACCCTTCGGCTTTTGGATCGGTCGCGCTTGACGAGGCGTCGATCCTCAAAAACTTCACCGGCCGCACCACCAAAGATCTGATCAAAGCTTTCAAAGGATGCCGGTTCAAGCTGGCCGCGACAGCAACGCCGGCTCCTAACGACCACATGGAAATCGGCAACTACGCCGAATTTCTCGATATCATGAACGCCAACGAGATGCTGTCGCGATTTTTCATCAATGACGCCTCGACCGCGTCTCAGGATTGGCGATTAAAAGGCCACGCCGTGACGGCGTTCTGGGATTGGATGGCGTCCTTTGCCCGTATGGCCGAGAAGCCGTCCGATCTTGGCGATAGCGACAAAGGATTTATTCTGCCGCCGTTCACGGTCAAGCGCCACCGCGCGCGGGATAGCAATATTGAAAATGCTCTGGCCGATCTCTTCGGCACGGTCACGATGAGCGCGACCACGATGCACGATGTTAAGCGCCAGACGAGCCAAGCGCGCGCCGAATTATCGGCAGCGCTGGTCGCAGCAGAACCCCACGAGATGTGGATCTTGTGGTGCGACACCGATTACGAATCCGATGCTCTTAAGGCGGCGATCCCTTCGGCGATCGATATTCGCGGGTCGATGCCGATTGAAGCCAAAGAGGAAAGAATCGAGGCGTTTGCTACAGGGCAGATCAAGCATTTGATCGGAAAACCGTCGATGCTCGGCATGGGACTCGACTGGTCTCATTGCGCCCGCATGGCGTTTGTCGGGCGGTCGTACAGCTATGAGCAATGGTATCAGGCGGTAAGGCGATGCTGGAGATTCGGGCAAACGCGCGAACTCCAAGTCCATATTGTGGTCGCCGAAGGTGAGAGTGAAATCGGCCGCGTCATAGACCGCAAAGCCGATGATCACGCCAAGATGAAACGCGCGATGCGCGATGCCATGTCGCGCGCGATGGGACAGTCTCAAATCGTCAAAGCCCCCTATTTGCCGGAACATCTTGAAAGGCTCCCGCTGTGGATCAAGTCAGCTGCCTGAACGCGAAGAAATCCGGCAATTGGGTCGCCTTCAATGGCGATTGCGTCGATGTACTGCGCCAGATGCCCGATGATAGCATCGACTTTTCGGTCTATTCGCCTCCCTTCGGCTCATTGTTCGTTTATTCCGAATCGGTTGCCGACATGGGCAATAGCACGGACATGGAGTTTGCCGAGCATTATGCATTCATGGTCGCCGAGAAACTTCGTGTTACGCGTCCTGGCCGGTTGACGGCCGTTCATTGCTCTGATCTACCGATGACAAAATGGAAAGACGGGGCAATCGGTATCAAGGATTTCTCCGGGCAGATTATCAAAATTCACCAAGACGCCGGCTGGATCATGCACTCTCGGCGCACGATCTGGAAGAGCCCCGTTACCGAGATGACTCGAACGAAGCATGTCGGACTGCTGTACAAGCAACTCAAAAAGGACAGCGTCCGCTCGCGCGGAGGAATGCCGGATTATCTGCTGACCTTCGTCAAACCGGGCGATAATCCAAATCCCGTTCAGCACACCGAGGAGGATTTTCCGCTCGACCAGTGGCAAGAATGGGCCTCGCCCGTATGGATGACGATCAATCAATCGAATGTGCTCAACGTGCGCCTCGCGCGCGAGCACGGGGATGAGCGCCACCTTTGCCCGCTGCAACTGGATGTGATCGAGCGTGCATTGATTATGTGGAGCAACAAGCGCGACGTGGTGCTTTCCCCGTTCATGGGCATCGGCAGCGAAGGGGTCATGTCGCTAAAGCACGATCGCCGGTTTGTTGGCATTGAGTTGAAAGCATCTTATTGGAAACAGGCGTGCGAATATCTGTCCGATCAAGAAAACCAAGCGGATATGTTCCGCGAGGCACGGGCATGACCTTCCGCTACTGGCCCATCCGCAAACGCATCCCCGGAGGCTGGCGTCTCGCATGCTACCTCCCCGGCAATCACGGCCGCTATTCCAAACTGCTGCGCAAGGTGAGCCGATGACCGAGCCCTACCCCATCTCCATCTCGATCTGCCTCCAAGCCGTTGTTCAGGCCACCGGCGTTCCCCGCGATCAGATCCTCGGCGACCGGCGCAGCCAAGCAATCTCCCGTGCTCGCATGATGGCCTGTTGGGTTGCTCGGCAAGCCACCCCACACTCCACCGGCCGCATCGCTGCCGTCATCGGTGGCATTGACCACACCAGCGTCATGCACGCCATCCGCCGCATTGAGCAACTCCGTGAGACCGTCCCTTTCGTCAAGACAGCATCCGACAAGGCTCTCAGACAAGCCATGGCCGATCCGAGACAGGTGGAGCTGGCTTCTGCATCATGAAATTTGTCGTGCCAACTCGTTACCGAGGCGTGGAATATCGCTCACGCACAGAAGCCAGGTGGGCGGTGTTTTTTGACGCTGTTGACGCCCAAGCCACCTATGAGCCAGAAAGTTACAATCTTGACGGAATCTGGTATCTGCCCGATTTCTTCGTTTCGTCATGGAATTTATTTGTCGAAATTAAGGGGCCTATTCCAACACCCCTTGAGCGTGACCGCTGCCGCAAGCTTTGCCTTCTAACCAAAAAACCAGTCTTTCTTATCAGCGATGCGCCGGGCGCCCGCGAAGGCCATCTTTATCTTTCCGGATACGAGGGTGATATATTTGCTGCCTTTGCCTTGTGCCGCAACTGCGGCGGCTTA